TGTTTCTCGCAAATCTGCTGACCGACTTGGTTACGATGAGGTCGATTTTTCCTGCCAGGGCATCAGCCACCATCTCATTGAAACCCTCGCGGCGTTTCGTGTTCGTACCGGAAATACCCTCATCGGTGTAGACCTTTACGAACTCCCAATCGTCTCGCTTTTTGATGTACTGCGTATAGTAGTCAATCTGGGCCTCATAGCTGGTGAACTGCTCATCGCTGTCCGTTGACACACGGGCGTAGGCTGCGACCCTTCGCTTGGCAATGGATGCGGTTGGCAGTGCCGTGAATTTATCTTTGGTGGCAGGAATTACTGTGATTGCTCGTGCCATTCGGCTTGTCTCCTTTCTATCTCTTTTTGTCTTGCTGCCTCGCGCTTTTCAGCCGTCCAGGATTCTGCTCTGGAGCGGTCTGCCCAAATGCGGGTAACCACACTGCCATCCGCCAAGTGGAAGTGGAGCGTGTTGCCGTCATCGGCTGTGATTTTCTTGATATCTGAGGGTTTCTTGGCTACCTCTGCCACCAAAGCATCCAGTGTCGCTTCTGGGATTTGCTTTGGGGCGCAGTATTTTTTGCCCCTGGTGTTAAATGTAGAGCAGATCCAAACGACTCGTGTTGCCGTTGTTTTCCTGCGGAAGTTTTTTCCGCACTTGGCGCATTGGATCAGTCCTGTGTATGGAAATTTCTCCATTGCCGGTGGTGTAGCGGTGTGCTTTTTTGACCGCCGTGCAATTTCTTCCTGAACCGCTTGCCATTGTTCCATCGGGATGATTGCCTCGTGGGTCTCTTCTGCGAGGTAACGAGGGCGCTGCCCAGTGTTTTTGAGCATCCGCTTGGTTATGTGGTTTTCGCTGAAGGTTGTTTGCAGGAGAAGGTTTCCTGTGTAACTGTAGTTTCGGAGCATTTTGGCAATGGTCTGCGGATGCCATATGCTTCCGTTCATAGCTGTAGGTATACCATCTTCAGTCAATCCTGCTGCGATCCGGTTCGGACCGGAGCCCTCAAGGTATTCTCTGTAAATGCGCCGAACGATCTCCGCCTCCTCTGGAATGATGTAATATTGACCGTCCCGCATTCGATAGCCGAGCATCCGACCATTCCAGGGCATTCCTTCCTCAAAGTTCTTCTTGATGCGCCACTTTTGGTTCTCACTGGCGGATAGGCTTTCTTCCTGGGCATAGGATGCCAGAATGGTCAGCATCAGTTCGCCATCGGCGCTCATGGTGTGGATGTTCTGTTCCTCAAAATAGACATCCACCTCCAACGCTTTCAACATACGGACGGTCTCAAGGAGCGTCACGGTATTTCTCGCAAAGCGGGAGATGGATTTTGTGAGTATCATATCAATTTTTCTGTTACGGCATTCTTCCAGCATCTGCTGGAAACCAGGGCGTGCTTCCTTGGTGCCCGTGATGGCCTCATCGGAATACACACCGACAAATTCCCAACCGTCCTCTTTCTGGATTAGGTCATTGTAGTAGCTGACCTGGGCAGACAGCGAATGGAGCATTGCATCTTTACCAGAAGAAACACGGGCATAGGCTGCGACCCGCTTTTTTCGCTGCAACTTGGGGATTTGAGCAACTTTCGTAACGATTTTTGGCATTATACCACCTCCTTCACAGGTGCTATATTACCGTCACTTGCCCCATTTATCCAGTCATTATCGCGATATAAACTACCAAAATTGATACCAAAAATCCCGCACATTTTTGTCTCAATTATGCCGTATTCCGCAGCGGTAATCAGCCCTTTGGAGAGCATCAACCGAGCCTGCGCCATTGCTGATTTGTACCCCATAAGAGCCTGGAAAGCATTACTGTCCATCACGCACACCCCTTTCCCGATAGCACTCCTGGGAGCAGTATTTTCGGTTGGCTCCACTGTAGTCTGCAAACACCTTTCCGCACGTTGGACAGGTGTGCGGAATAATCTTTGCGCTGACACGCTCCCTGCGATGCTTATTCCACCAGGTCTGTTTGCAGTGATCGGAGCAGAACAGCCGAGGCCTGGCTTTAGGGGTATTGGTCAATTCTGCGCCACAGTTCTTGCAGCAAGGTTTACTTGGGGTTCGGTCAGTGGTAATGCCGATCCTGCGGCAATAGGTCTTGATGGTGCTGACCGGGATGCCGAGGGCATCAGATATGTCTGTATAAGTAGCCTTTTGCTCTCTCATGGCTACAATCTGCTTTTTCTGTAAATCCGTCATAACTGGTATCCTCCTGTCTGAGGAGGTTCTCTCCTCAGTGCCAAATGGAAACGAAGATGGCGTTTTGGCGGATAATCAGCAAATTCGGCAAAAAAAAGAAAGCCCACCGAACCGGAATGGCTCGATGGGCTTCGTGCTTAGTTCGGAATTTTCAGCTTCCAACCGCTGTAGATGACATTGGACTTGAGGTTGTTGAGGGCCTTGATTTCCGGGTAGCGGGACCCGTTGCCCAGGTATGCTTTTGCGATATCCCAGAGAGTATCGCCCTTGACCACCGTATGGATGCGGTAGGTTTCATGGACCGCGTCCTCCGTGGGATAAATGGCTACACCATCATTAGTGAAAACAAAGGTGCCTGGATGCTTGTCCACTGCTGCCTTTGCGTTCTTCAGAATACGATAGGCGCCAATTTGGGATTTGCTGTCTTTCCAGGTTTTACGCACACGATAATAACCGGAAGTCAGTTTTTCAGGGTATTCAACGGTAGCATAGCGGTCATAGTAGGTCTGACCGTAGGATGCCCGTTTTGCCTGGACAGCTTCGCCCTGGTCAGCAGGACGCTCGTACTTGGTCAGCACAGCGGTGGATGCTTCCGTTACGGAAGAAGCCGACTTCAGCGTGTCGAGAACACCCTTGTAGCCTTCGGTCAGTTCCTTCCAAATAAAATCAAGCTGCATAGAAAGGTCGCCGATGGATTTGCCCTTGGACTTGGCAAACTCCAGGAGAGCCTGCTTGCGAGACCAGTATGTCCATTGCGCCAGACCGTACCCAGCAGAGTCCTTCACGAAGTTACCATAGGAGCCAATGTCCACAGCCTCTGTGTAGGCTGCATCAGTGTAACCCAGTTTCTTTTCGTAGGTGTTCTGCAAATTGGTGGGCTTGAGACTGGACTCGGCGTACAGGTTGCCCATCAAGCCCGCGGTGCCGTAGGCGTTGCCGATCTTGCCGTAAAGATAGTCCCAGATGGTCTTTTCCACGGAAGGGGTATCCTGCGGCTTTTCTGCCGGAGCGGAGTTTGTACCGGCAGAAAGCAGCACTTTCACATCAGCACGGAAGGTATCCATGCTTTTGCCGTGTTTCGGAAACCAGTGCATGACATCTCCGTGATTGGATGCGATGCCACGCTTGTAGCCCTCGGAGTGGCAGATGATATCCTTTTCGGTCAGTCCGAACTCCTTGCAGAGATACGCACAAAGTTCAACGGCCTCCTGATACACCTTCTTGAAATAGGCGCCATCAGCGAGACCGTCCTCACAGATTTCAAAACCGATATGGGTATTATTTGCAGAGCCACCGGCGTGCCAACCACGGTGATCCCAAGGCAGAGTTTGGTACGTTGCGATAGAGCCGTCCTTCAGCTTGCCGATGAAGCCGTGAACACAAACCTCTCTGCCACCGGGGTGGTAGGTGTTCCAGTGGTTTCCGTACTGGTTTTCACCGAGCAGACCATCATCGGGGCCGACATACCGCTTGAGGTTGGGGTTGTTGGCACCAGTGGAGTGAACCATGATGCCCTTGACGGTAATTTTGCGACCCGCCTTATAACAGGCGTTTTCGGTCAAAAGCAACTTACGCAGATTCATTGTCAGTTACCTCCTTCTTAGTCGTAGTGCCAGCGGACAGCTGCTTGACCACCTGGTTGGTACCAGTTGCAGACAGACCGCTTGCAGCACCGAGAACGATGGCAACGAGGATGTTCTCTGTCCCCATAGTGCCGGGAACAAAGTAGAATGCGACCACGCCGCAGATGCCGCCCAGGATACAAGCGATCAGCGGAATGAAACGCTTGAACTTTTCGTCACCGCCCATAGCGGTTTTTGTAATGTCGATGATGGTGTACACGATGGCAGCCAGTGCGGGGATTACGGTAATGTCAGTCATAATAAATTCCTCCTCTTATTTGTGGGCTTGTTTGTTGATGTGCTTTTCGATTTGATTGATGGCTTCCGTCACGGGACCGTTGCAGCCTTGCTCTTTCAAGCCTTGCAGACAGGCAAGCACACCGTAAACCAACACGGTCTGCTCTTCCTTGATGGCCTTGATGTCCTTGTCCTGTTTTTCCTGCTTCAGAAACCATTTATGGACGGCAAAGATCGCTCCGAACACAACGCCCAGAGCGGTAATCGTTGCCGCCAGTGCAGTGAGATCCATAGCCGTTTCCTCCTGAAATTCATATTTTGATATGAAAATAGGCACCCTTGCGGATGCCCAAATTCTTTATTCCAGCCATGACGGTTTCTCCGGCACGACCATTGTTTCCGTGACATTGAGCCACGCTTTGTACCATTGGCGCAGTTCCAGCAGTTGGGCTATAGATATACCCTCGTACCAAAGCTGACCACGGTTGACGACTGAGAAGCATTCTTTCTCTCGGCGTTGACGGTATTCTGATTTTAGTTCCTCGGTCACATGAGCCTCATAAGCATCCTTATTGTATTCCAGTTTCCCGTCTTGAAATTGGTAGGCATAGAACTGATGCAGAAACTGCTCGATGTCCTCTGGCTCTGGCACATCAATGCCTCCCACCAGAGTGCCAACATAAGCAAAACTGAGTACGAAGCCCTGTTCATCCGTTACAATTTGCATAGCGTCCTCCTTAGTTCACACCAAATACTCGCAAAACCTGTCCTGAACCGCTACGGCCTTTATAGGCAAGCGTAACGGTACTGCCAGAATATGAGAGGTTGAAGGTGTAGTAATTGGTTTCATCCGCAAGCTGATAGGTAGTTGCGGTGGTAGTCAGCTGCCCTTTGGGAATAAAGAGACTGACACGAGCAGAAGTTGAGTTCGGTTGACCAATAATGACATAAGCCTTGTAAGAACCATAGTTGAATGTCGTACTGCCTGTGGTCAGCGTTCCGCTATACAGTGAAGTACACGTAATGCCCAGATTTGTCCGAGCTGCCGCTGCCGTGGTTGCCCCTGTGCCGCCGTACGCAATTGCCAACGCATTGGTCAGCGAGATGCTGTCCCAGGAACTACGGTCATACGCAAGTTTGACAGCATAAGGTGTGGCTGCAAGAGACTGACTGGTGGAGTTGACGCTGTTTGATAGCATGGTAATGCCGTATCGAGCAGTAGATGCCGGAAGACAGTTCAAAGCAATCCACCAGGTGCCGTTATAAACAAAATGCACCATCTGATTGGCTGCCCACATATTTGCGGAAACATAGTAGCCACTCACACCGCAGATCGCAATTGCGCCGGTCCCGTTTACATTCATGGACGGAGAGGATGCTGTATTGGCATAAGTGAATTGCACAGCCAAATGCGCGCCCTTTTTCAGTTGAAACTCATCACAGGTCACGACCTTGGTGGCGGTGGCAGCAGCGGTTTCGCAAACGCCGAAATATGGCTTATCGAAGGTGTAATCGATGTTATCTGGGGTTAGCGTTCCTGCAATTCGGACATCACCCTCAATATTGACATCACCCTCGAAATGACCGTCACCCACTACATGGAGTGCTGAATCTGGTGTTGGTGTGTTGATGCCCACCATCTTCTTTCGCAGAGCCAGCAAAGGCGTTCCCTGGGGAACGGTGAAATAAAGACTGGTTGCTGAGAGCGTGTTCAGCTGATCTCGAATGTAGACATGGAAGTCATAGGACGAGTTGGCATCCAGGCTACATAGTTCCAGGTTGGAGTAGGAAAAGCTGGTACCGCTTTGGGTAACATTCGCAAGGATGCTCGTATATGAGCCGTAGCTGCTTGCGCTGGTCAGCTTATAACGGTACTGCACATACAAAAGACTGTTTTTTTGTGTTCCATTAACGGTGATTGGAGAAATACTGCCATTGAAAATCAGCTGCATTTCTGCCTCAATATCATTGGTGCGGCGCAGAGAGATTTCCGATACCTTTGGCTTGGCATACGGAATAACCGTAATCTGCTGTGAATTGCTGACGGTATAGCCACGGGAGTCCGTAGCTGTAACCACCACGTCCACCGTGCCGGACTTCGCAACACCATAAAGGTTAAGTGCAGCGCCTGTAGTATTGGAATAGGTCACACCGTTGCAGGTGGCGGCATATTTGACGATGGACGCACCGTTCTTCGCCGTGGCAACACCAGGTGTGACATACAAATACGAATAGGATTGGATAAACAGCTGATCATTGCCTGTTATTGCAGAAGTGGCAGAACGGCTGTCCTTGTAGGTGAATGCAGTCATGCTCGGAGCAGAATTTGCCGCTGTTGTTTGCACCGTGCAGGTGCAGGTAGAGGCACTGCCGATCTGGGTAGATCCGCTTTTGGTCACTACCTTGATTGTGGCCGTAAAGGACTTGATGCTTGCCATCGCGTCGAGTAGATCTGCCCGTTCCGTTTGGGAAAGCGTTATGGTGCGGTCAGCCGTTCCTTTCGTCCAAGTTCTTGCCGAAAGTGCGAGGTACTCCGTTGACCCATTACAGATGGACAAATAGCAGGAAAAGGATGCATCATATACGGTTACGTTGGGTTTGAATGTGACTGTAGCTGCATCGGCGGTAATGGTCGGACAGCTATTGATGATCGCACCACCCAATGTTTTGACCGTAACGGTGCTGGATTCACCATATACCTGATTGCTCTTTTTTCGGGCAGCGACACGCACATAGTATGTGGTATTCGGAGAAAGCCCTGTAACTGTAGTACTTGCTGAGGTTCCGACTGTAGTCGAAAATGGCGTGGCAGAAATACCATCATCCAAGCTATAATCCCAATAATCTGCCGTGGCAGAAGATGTGGCAGAAATCTTGAAACTATTTGCGGTGATGCTGGAAACAGAGCAAGATATTGTGGGCGCAGTTCGGTCGATATTCGTCAGCGTCATGGTGCCGCCATAATCGTTGGCACCATAGTAATAGACGCTGGTCAGAAATTCGACAGTGACAGATTTTGAACCGTTACTGTTATGGGTAACGTCAATGGTGCCGCTGACAGAGCCTTTTGCTGCGGGAAAAACATAGGTATCCCAGGCAGTTCTCGCCTTGTAGTAGACTTGAGTACCATTGATCTTTACGGTGGTTTCCTCAATTGTGTAGTAGGTCGATGCACCACCAGCAGAAGTCAGCGTCCAGGAAAGCGTCGAACTGTTGGATGCAACATTGACGGATTCGGTAACTGTCAGCTGAAGGTATCTGCCGTTGTACATATTACTGGTGTAAGTTGCCATGGGCAGTCCTCCTTAGTCCAGAATTACAATGTTCAGCCCCTCAGATGCCGTGGGCATGGGAACGAACTTGGTTTTTCCCACCGTGAGTTCACCGTCCACGGTGGTTTTCTTTGTGATAGTTTCATCCTTATTTAGGGTGAAAATTTTCTCCTCATTGTAGTAGCCAGAGAACTCTTGGTTCGTAATGACGGTTCGCTGCCCGGAGTCTGCGTTGGAAACCTCGATGCCTCGGCGGTCGATTTTAACCTCTGTGGTATAGATTTCGTTTGGCGCCGGTGTCCACTTGTGGATGGCAGTACCTTCTGCCAGTATGATGTCGGAAACATACAGCATGGCGATCCGGTTGTATGCGTAGACGATTATCGTGCCATCTTGCACATCCTGGATGGTAGCGGAATACTCCGTCCAGCCAAAAGTAGATGTGGTGTTGAACAGGTAGGCAAATTTATTTCCGTTGTACTGCACTCGGAAGTAACTGGAGTAGTTGGCCCCAGTTTTCTTTGCACGGACAGAAATAGTGTAAGCACCGGGGACCACACCAGTAATTGTCTGGGATAGCGTCGAGGAATCCGCCAGTACGAAGCAGGAGTCCGCAGAGGTGTTATTCTGTACATCCGTGGACGCATCTGTAGAAACTGTGCCGGAAATCGTCCAGTCATCGGTAATGCCGTTTAGGCCAGCAGAGTTTTTAACATAGTTAATACCGCCAGCAAATTGCTCTTCCACGGTAACGGTCAAGCCATGAACGGTCTGCTGAAGCTCGGACACCTGGCTCTGCATCTCCAGAACATTGGTATGCTCATTGCCCAGACCGTCTTCCAAAGTTTCCACCGTTTCCGTCAGCGATCCTACATAGCTGTTCAGACCGTCGACGCTGCTCTGAAACTCACTGAAACGCTCAGTATGTGTGGAGACAATGCCTCGTAAGGAATCCAGATCGTTTTGTACGACCCAGCCCTGACCGTCCCACACCATAGTCTCTGGGGGTACGGTGGAAGTGTTGACCCACAGCATACCAAAGTAAGGGTTTTCTGGCGGCGTGTCAGAAGTGACAATGTCGTTAAGACTGGTGATGGTGTATTGTGCGACAGCCGTCATTTGAATCCCTCCTTACAGCGTTACTTCACACATGAAGGTTGCTTTTGTGCTGACATCCGTATTGGACACGGAGAGCGTTTTGCCGGTCTTTGTGCCATTGGTGCCCCAGGCGGTATCGACCGCACCATCCTTATCGTACTTCGTCCACTTGTAGCTTCCGTTTCCATCGGCGTCGACCTCAACGCCTGCCTGGTAGCAAACAGCGGTCAAAATGGTACTGCCTTCGCCATTCTTAAACACATCACCGCCTGTAGAGGTGATGATGATTTGCAGCGGATCTGAATTGTCAATGAAAGTGGCTACATCCATGAAGCTACTGTCATAGGTGGCGGAGGTGGTGTCAGTATCTGTAGCAATGCATTTAACCACAGCATAACTGGATACTGCTGCGGCATAGATGGTAACGGTGTTTGTTGAAGTTCCCGTGTACTTGCCGTTGGTGTCGGACAGTTTCCGCCAGCCAATACCGAAGGACGCATCGTATCCGCTTGAAGTGGTGGATGTAACAGAACTATCCATCATCGCCCACTTATAGGTGATGTTGGTGGTATCAAGCGTACTGCCTCTCCACAGTTCTGCCTTTGCAATCAGCGTGGCCACCTCATCATTTTTGAACACATTTCCGTTAGGGGTTGTGACCAAAAGATCGGAAATACCGGAGCCGTTGACCACACGAGAAAAAGAAATGGTCAGCGGATGGGTAATGGAGAGGCCAGTGCCGCTGTCGGTGTAGGTAATGACACAGCGGTAGTCGATACCAGGCAAGCCGTCCATGACATTTGCCTTAACGGTCAGAATGTGGCTCTTGGTACCGCTGAGTGCGTAGTTGCCAGTGGAGGTGATGGCCGCGGTAGAACTACCCACATACCATTTCACGGAGGTCACATTGGACGAGGTAATCTGGTCTGTGGTGGTGCCAATCACATACAGACTGGGAGTCAACACCAGATTTGTGGTTTTCCAGTCGGGGTTAAAACTGGCGTTATCGGGGTTATTCATCTGCGTCCGGGCATGATTGGAGCCAATGTAGCCCGTCAGCGTCAGCGCGTCATTGTAGTCAATGATCGTAAACTGACCTTGTGCTTTGCTCATATTCAAGTCTCCTTTTCTCAGCCCAGAAGGCTGTTTCTTGTGGTGGTGTCGATCAAGTCACAGAAGAAAGTTGCACGTGCGTCCACATCCTCTGATGTAATTTCCACCAATTTCGTACCTCCAGCGTGGTCGGCATTCCATTTTGCGTCCGAGGTAGTATCCGCAGATACCCGCGTCCAGATGAACTGGTTGGAGTCCAAACTGTCGGTCACATTCTCATCCCAAGAGAAAACGGTGGCGTATAGCGTGGTGCTGATAATGCCGTTTTTGAAGATGTTTCCGTTAGATGAGGAAATGACCAGTCGGTACATTTTCTTTTCCTCGATAACCCCGACACGGTCGGACACCTGGTCTACGCTCTCGGTAGTTGCATAGGCGCGGAGGACAACCTCTCCCGTCTCCAAATCCCAATAGGAAGAACCATCCTGGGACTGAAGGACACCCGCCTTGATGATATTTGCCACCAGAGTGCCGGAGGTAATAAAATCCGCAACGATTTGACCATCGGAGGTGATGGCGGTTTCGTATGGGCCGTTGTAGCCGTTGCTGCTGAAACCCAAGCCACCCACATTCCAACGCCAGACGTTGACCGCCCCCTCAATGGTAGGTGCGTCCAGAATCAGCAGTTCGTAAGGTTTTCCGCTATCTGATGCGGTGTGGATGACAACATAGCCGCCCGTCTGCCCTGTGATTAGACCCGTGGCATTTTTGATAGCGGTGTTCATCAACACATGGAAACGATCAACCTTTTCAGTTGCTTCAGTAGCGGCTGCTTCTGCCGAGGAAACGTTGTTCAGTAGATTGGCTTTAGCCGAGCCGAGGGTGATCGACACATACTTTTCTGCCAGGGTGTCATACACAGTGGTGATGACCTTCGCTTTAGCGGCGATACCCAGGACGCTGTGCCGGATCGTAACGGTGTCGCACAAAGAAACACGCTCCAGAACAGCGGCATAATCCGGCTGTTTCCAGAGCGGTTCAAAGGCAACGGTCACGGTTGGGGTAGAAACACCCAAGGGGTTGTTGCTAAGATACTTAAAGGCAAAGGCTCGAAGGCCAGACTCGGATATTGGGTTCTGCTCATCAAAATACTCTGTAAAGTCTCGAATAAGGGTCTTCCTCTGCACCAAGGTGGAATCGGTAATGGGTAACAAAACCTCTGGTAGCGTGATCGCCGTTTCTGTGCCGTCCTCTGCCGTCACGATGGCGTAAGGCAAAAGATCAGTATAGACATCGGTATTTTCATTGTCATGTTCCAGATCCGTAAGGTTCTTTCCATATTCGATAACCACACCTGTATGTTGCCCTCGTCCTTGGTGGTGGATGACCTTGAAGTTATCCCATTCATATTCACCGCCCCACAAATCCAGGAAAGACCCTGCCACACCGCCCAAGCAGGCTCGGACACTCTGCGGTTTTGCCACCGAGAATGGCTTGGCCGAGGAGTAGTCTGTTTGGCAGGTGAAGTTGTGGGGTGTGGCTGTATTACTGAAAACCTTCTCCATCGCAAGAGGTGCGGAAATGTTGGCATCCGACCATTGGAGCGCAGCCACATTAGAAAGGTCATAGCTGATATGTTGGGCATAAACAGTGACCTCTCCGTTAATAGGTGTAGCAATTCGGTAGATGCGGAAAGCCTGGTCGGAAGCGGTGTCATTGGGTTTTGCCTTGACGATCCGCTCCGTTGCCAGTTCTTTGTACATTGCTCCCGTGATGGGATATTTGAAAACACATTCATAGGAGCCGTTGCGTTCCTCAGTGACCTCGCAGGATGTGCAATCCTTGAGAACACCGATGCCGAAAGTGTCGAAATTGGTCGAATTTGCTTTATAAAGTACGGGAATCATAGACTACACCACCTCGGAAGAACTGAAACCGCAGTGATGCCTCCGGCGAAAGCAATGGTATTTTCACCGGGGTGCAACAGCGGGAAACCATCTCCCGACACGGTATCGTTCCTTGACTCTGTCCCGCTGTAGCAGAGCATCTGCTCGGAATCGATAGTCAGTCCGTCTGCGTCCGTGAAAGACCAGGTCGCATTGGAGTCTTCGGACTGAATGGTCAGTGTTCCTGCACCGATGCCCGTAAAGGTAATCACGGGCTTGCTGACAAAGGGGTACGGATTGTTGATGACGCCACCGTTGGTCAGCACAATTTCTGTCAGCCCATCCACAGCATAGCGGTAGGGCTGACAAGAAAAGCTGACAGTGAAGATGCCGATGCGGTTGAGTTCATCCTCAATATCCAGTTTCCCAGCAAAGACTGCTCTGCGGGTAAACTCGGTGTCGTAGGTATCGGACAGCGTGTGGTAGCTGTTCAGCCCAGAATACAGCCAAGCCTTGATAGCCGTAATCTTTGTAGACAGTTCGGAGATGCTCTTTGCGGGAACGAACACGGAATAGGTCACCTGCACATTGGGAAACCGACCGCTGCCGGAAATCAAATCCCCGTCACGGCCTGGGATGGAAAGGAAGTCCACCTCATATTCTGGGCCGGAGAATACATTTTTGCTCTCAATGCGGATGCCCATATCCGAGGAGCGAATGCCCTTATACTCGAAATAATTCATGCAAAAACCACCCCTTTCCGCTTTGCAAATTGTCCTGCAGTGACCATGATTTCATTGGTCAGCTGATGGATATCCTCGTTGGTATAGTTGTTGAAGTTGGTAATGTTCAGCACCAACTGTAGACCGCTGACCTTTGTAGCGTCCGCGATACCACCACTGACGGTGCCGCGTACATTACCGTCCACATTGAAATCGGTGGGAAGAGCCGTTTCCATATCCTTGGCAAGACCGTGCATCACATCGTTGATGTCGGCACTCATAGCTTCCGCTGCCTTGACTGCTTCACCGCCGTTGGCATCGATAGAACCGGACAGACCCTTTACCAGCATCTCACCGATCCAAGCCATCTCATCAGAAGGACTGTGGATACCGAAGAAGTCGCAGATGCCGTCCCAGATGGAAGAAATCCACCCAGACACTTTATTCCATAGCCAAGAAGCCAGGGATTGGATACCCTGCCACAAGCCACGGACCAGGTTGCCGCC